ATGCGGTATATGTTACCGCGAACGATTGGCAAGGATGCTCAGAAGGTATTTACCATGAAGTAGGTCATGCGAGATTAGAATCTATTGGAATAGACATTGGAAGTCACGACAATCGATTACTATTAAATGGTCCTAATGAACTCTATGATTCTCCGGTGCGATGGGATGTTAAACGGCCTATGTCGGCAGTTGTGCAAGCGGTTTATTCGTGGATTGTGTTTTGTGAAGCAGACATTCAGTGTGCAGAAAGATTACAAGGATTTGATCCAAAATATCCGAAACAAAATCAAACTCCGATACAAGCATCAAGTTGTTACTTAATTGGAAACATTCCTAAAATTCAAGATGGAATTATCGAAATTGAAAAAAATATAAAAGTAACTCCCGAAGGTGTTAAATTTTTTGACGGATACTTGGAATGGGGTCACGATGTTGTAAATCGTGGAATTGCGATATTAAAAGAAGGATTGGGTGAAGATTTTGAACAGAGATGGACGAATGCTTTACAATATCGAGAGGCTCGGTTAAAAGTATTAGAAGAAGTAGCTGCAAAATTAAAACTCGATCCGACATATAACCACGGCACTCAAGTCTTAAAAGAGCTAAGTATTAAATTTAATTCGAACAATGAAACATCAAAAACCGAGGTTGAATCGTTCGAGCAGTAATCACAGCGGATTAGTTCAGCTAAATACCGTATATGGCATTACCGACTACGCGCACAGAGCTTAAAACCTACATCAAACGTCGGTTAGGAGAACCAGTTATTACGGTGAACGTGGCGGATGACCAATTGGAAGAGCGTATCGATGATGCGCTCGCCTTTTTTCAAGACTATCATTTTGGGGCATCCGAGAAGGTCTATCTCAAGCACCAAATCTCCCATTCGAATGTCGTGTTTACGACCAACACCACCGGTACGTTTAGCAATAATGAACTGGTGATTGGTCAGACCAGTAATACGGCAGCCAAAGTCTTTGTGCAGTCGTCGAATACCTCAGTCATGTTTACGTATGTGCGCGTGAACCAAGACCAAACGTTTGAAGCTGGAGAAACGTTGGTGGGTCAAACGTCCAATGCATCGGGTGTGATCCAAACCATCAACACGGGTGACTGGGATAATCAATACGTTCCCATCTCGGACTTAGTATTGAACATCTATCGTGTGCTGACTATCGACGGATATGCCGTAGACCGAGGCACGGGGTTATTTTCGTGGAACTATCAGTTCTTGATGAACGATCTTAGTTTGTTGTCGAGTAGTAGCGTGATCTCCTACTTTCTTACACGGTCGCACATGGAAATGTTGAACGATATGTTCATTGGCGACATGCAGTTGCGATTCAACCGCTATGTTAATAAGCTCTATCTGGATATTGACTGGCAGCAACGGGTCAAAGCCGGCGATTTCGTGGTCGTCGAAGCGCAACGTATTCTCGATCCGAATGACTATACAGGAATCTGGTCGGATCGGTTTCTGCGTGACTATGCAACGGCCTTGGTCAAAAAGCAGTGGGGACAAAATCTGGTCAAGTATGAGGGCGTGCAGATGCCTGGTGGAGTCACTCTCAATGGTCGCGCCATTTATGAAGAAGGTAATCGAGAAACACAAGCTCTCGAAGAAGCCATCCAGTCTAGGTTTGAATTACCACCCGAATTTCTTGTGATGTAGGAGACTGTCTATGCCGACAAACTCCTACGTTCGCTGGTGGAACGATACAAACGAACAAAACCTTCTGCAAAATCTGATGACCGAAGCCATCAAGTTTCATGGCTTCGATATCACGTATATGCCGCGGTCGCTTCGTCGTGAGGACACGCTGTATAACGAGGACATTCTCAGTAAGTTTACGCAAACGTTTCCCATTGAAGCCTATCTCAAGAACGTGCAAGGATGGGACGGGCAGGGTAACTTCCTGAGTAAGTTTGGTCTGCGTGTCGATGATAAGATGACGCTGATGATTTCGCGAGAGCGGTTTGATGAAATTATTCCCGCAGCGCGTCTCACCACCGGACAAATCACGGCAGCCGTCAACGAAACTGAGGTGACCGGCAACAACACCAAGTTCAAGAAAGAACTCCGCGCCGGCGATGAAATTACCACGACAAGTAGTGGACAGACGCGCACCAGCGTAAGTATTACCAGTAATACCAAGTTGACGGTCAGTGCCCCGTTTACCTATGCGGTCACGTCCGAATACTTCTCGGTGCCTGTCGACGAAGACTTACCCGTCGCACCGTCTCGCCCGATGGAAGGGGACTTGATTTACTTTCCGGCACCGCTCCATGTCATCATGGAGATCAAATACATTCAGCACGAAAAGTCACAGGGTCAGTTCTATCCGCTTGGTAAACTGACCTTCTACGAAGTGGACTGTGAAATCTGGACATACAGCAACGAGTTGTTGGCGACAGGCGATTCTGAAATCGATGAGTTCGCCCAGCAATATGAATACCAGATGGACTTAGAACTGACCGCGGCTGATGGCTCTGGCACCTATGATGTGGGTGAGCAGATATTTCAAGGCACAAACTTGGCCGAAGCCACGGCGTCGGGAACGGTCGTGTCATGGGATGCGACGAACCACATTTTGCGTATTGGTCAGAATGCCGGTGAATTTGTCACTGGGGCATTGGTCAAGGGTGATGGCTCGGGTGCGGCCTACTACTTGGGTGATGCGCCCAATACGCTATTGCTCCCAACGACTAATGCGGCCGACAATCAATATCTCAATGATGAAGATAATGATATTATTGATTCCCGCGAAGTCAACCGCATCTTTGGGGGTATCTAATCATGTTTACCCCATTCTACCATCAACTCCTGCGGAAGTATCATATTGCGTTTGGCGCGTTATTCAAGAACATTACCTTGTTACGGAATGATGTCACGGGTGACGAGGTGCAGCGGTTAGTGGTGCCGATTGAATATGCCAATCGCGAGGGGTGGTTGACCCGTATGCGTCAAGACCCCGAGTTGGATAATCAAGCGGCGATTGTGCTGCCGCGATTAGCCTACGAAATGACAGGAATGCGCTATGATCCGATGCGTAAGCTCAACTCTTTGAATCAGCGCACGTCCCCTAGTCGTGATGCCGCGCTCAACAACGTGCGTCGATGGTTTGCGGGTAATCCGTATATGCTGTCATTCAATCTCTACGCAATTACGCGCAGCATCGAAGATGCCAATCAAATTACGGAGCAGATTATTTCCGGATTCACCCCCGACTATGTTTTGTTGGTGCGATTGATTCCATCACTAGGTATTCTTGACCGTGTGCGTGTTGTAATGGAGTCAGGCTCGCCGCAGTGGTCAGATAATTTTGAAACCACCAGTTTTCAGACGACTCGTGAAATTGTGTTGACGTTTAGTTTCACCGTGTCGGCGATGTTTTATGGGCCGGTCTCGGCAGTACCGCCAAATATTATTCGTCACATCATGGTAGACTTGTATAACATTCCGAATTCGATCATCATGGAAAACTCTACCTTCTTGTTGACCGACTCTCTCGCGCGATTTCAGTTAGAAGATCAGACGGGACGTTTGCTGGATGAAAGCAGTATTGTGGACTTGCGAGGATTTGCCCGTCAAGCACGGATTGATATTGTGCCGAATCCACTCAATGCACCACCAACCAAACCGGTTGATACGACGACCACTATTACCGAGTATGTGGACGGTAAACAATTCTACTCGTCATTAGGCATTGATGATATTACGGACATAGATCCCCCAATTCGATAATATGAGGCTGCGATGAACAAAGACACCGAACGCACATTAGACAATGTGTTTGAGATTGCGTCGTCAGAAGTGAGTGACGAACCCACTATCGCCATCGTGCCCGCCGTTGAAGTGTTACCTGCACCGGTCGCCGCTCCTATCGAAGAGACCGAAAACGAACTCCAAGCGCGTGAAGATTTTCAATTCAGTCGGGGTGCGTTGAAAGCGGTGGCGGTCGAAGCGCAGAATACCCTCCATCGATCCGTGGATGTTGCCACTCAAACGGACACCCCGCGCTCGTTTGAAGCCGTCGCCGTAATGATTCGAGCCACGTTGGACTCCCACAAGGAGCTACATGACCTCCATGAAAAAGCGGCAAAGATGCGGGCCATGAAAACGACGACTCCGGCCGCCACGGTCAATGTGGATAAAGGTATTGTTTTCAATGGTTCCACGGCAGATTTGCTCAAACTTATCGATCCATCACGGAAGTAAAAACACTTGAAACCCATAATCGCATCACTCGCGACCATAAATAGACAGTAGGATATTATGTCAGGTGATGACCGACTTCCGGCCTTAGGATCAACGTATCAATATACCACTGAAGAACTTCGCGAGTTTGTGAAGTGTTCAAAGGATCCAATATATTTTATCAAAAATTACGTCAAAATTATTGCGCTTGATACGGGTCTTACGAATTTTGAATTGTATCCGTTTCAAGAAAAAATGATACAAAGTTATCATGATAATCGGTTTAGCATTACGATGGCTAGCCGTCAAGTTGGAAAGTCCACCACCGTAATTGCATTTTTCTTGTGGTATATACTTTTCAATACAAATGTTCGATGTTGCATCTCCGCGAACAAACAGAAGACGGCGACAGACCTCTTGGGTCGGTTGAAATTGGCCTATGAAAATCTTCCACGATTTTTGAAACCAGCAATTGTCACGTGGGCAAAAATGGAAGTGGTCTTGGAAAATGGTTCATCCGTTTTTGCCGCGGCCACATCGTCCAGTGCGGTACGTGGTGGTAGTTATAACGTGCTGTTATGCGATGAATTCGCATTTATTCCCGAAAACATCGCCAATGAGTTTTACGCGAGTACGTACCCAACTATTACGAGTGGTAAGACGACGAAAATTATTATGGTAAGTACGCCTCAGGGTATGAATCTTTTTCATAAATTTTGGGTCGAAGCTCAAACGGGTGATAATGACTTTGTGCCAACGGTGGCGCATTGGAGCGATGTGCCGGGACGCGACGAGCAGTGGAAACAGGAAACGATTCGAAATATTGGCGGGCCCGAAAAGTTCGCACAGGAAATGGATCTGTCTTTCCTCTCGACCTCCTATACCCTCATTCGATCACAGGTGCTTCAGACCCTGACGCATATGCAACCCATCGCGACTACCGACACCGGCTATTGTGAGTTTCTGCCTCCAGACCCCGAACGGGCGTATGTGATGACGGTGGATACCGCGTCTGGGCAAGGGTTGGACTACTCCACCTTTGTCATTACCGATGTGAGCGAGATGCCATATCGCATCGCCGCGACCTATGCGAACAACCGCATCACAACGATGGAGTTTCCGCAGGTCATTATGGAATATGCGAAACGCTATCATAAGCCGTGGTTGATGGTGGAAGTCATGGACATAGGACGCGACGTAGCATTCATTCTCTCCCGCGACCATGAGTATGACCGACTCATGACCGCCGTCACCGAAAAGCGACTGGGGCAGCGGCTCACGTTCAATGCGAAGATGAATCGACATCTGGGGTTGCGCATGACCACCGGTGTCAAGCGGTCGGGATGTGCGGTGCTCAAAACATTGGTCGAGAATCAGCATGTGCTGTTGAATGACTATCGTATTATTCAGCAACTGTCGGTGTTTGTTCAGAAGGGGGCGGTGTATATGGCCGAAGTTGGGCAACATGACGACTTGGTGATGCCGTTGGTGATGCTTGGCTGGGCGTCGCTGCAACCCAACTTTGCAGAAATTACTAGCACACGGGCGTTGGACGCGTATACTCAAGTTATTACCGAAAGTCGCGACAATCCGATTCCTGTGGTGGTGGATGACGAAGTGCCCAGCCCCGTGGGGGTCTTAGGAAATATCAACGATGAAGATGACCCATATTGGATACTGCGGTGAACACAGAGCTTTTGCTAAATATCATCAGACATTATTGGGCACAACCCATTTGCGAGACATTTACGACTAAAGAGGAGTAGCTTATGGCAACGCAAGTCAGTCCAGGCGTAGTAATCAATGAGATCGACCGGTCAGATTCCCTTACTCAAGTGGCGTTGACACAAGGTGCGATTGCGGGTCCGTTTACATGGGGCCCTATTCTAGATGTGACAACGATTTCATCTGAAGCCGCGTTAGTAACTAGTTTTGGTAAACCCGATAACTCTACATCCAGCACCTTCTTTACGGGGGCGAACTTCCTCGGTTACAGCAACACGTTGCGCGTTGTGCGTGTCGCGAATACGTCGGCACTTAATGCATCCGATAATGGTACCGGATTACTCGTCAAGAGTGAGGAACATTATACTAACAACATTGAAGGATCATCGGATAATCGAACATGGGTCGCCAGGTGCGCAGGTGTGTTGGGCAATTCACTTCGCGTTGAAATGTGTGCGAGCAGCAATGCGTTTAGTCTCTCCCCCAACAGTAGTTCAATTAACGTCACTGCATCGAGCACGACGTTGACGTTCAGCGCGGCGGTAAACACTATTAGTGTGGGCGACACCGTTATCGTTGGCTCAGAGAAGCGCACAGTCACGGCCAAGACTAACAACACGGTGGTGACTGTCAATTCAGCATTTACCAGTGCTGTGAGCGGTGCCGCTTTCACTCGCCAGTGGAAATATGCCAAATATTTCTCCGCAACACCAAACACTTCAACCTATGTGTCGGATCGCAGTGGATCATCGGACGAAGTTCACATAGTTGTGGTGGACGAAGATGGTGAGATTACGGGTAAACCAGACACGCTGCTGGAGAGATACGAAGGATTGAGTAAGGCATCGGATGGTCGCGACGAAAGCGGTGCGTTAAACTACTATTCGTCAGTCATTAACAATCGTTCCGCATGGGTGTGGTTTGTGGATCATCCCTCGACTGGAACCAATTGGGGAAACACCGCAGCGGGAATTACCTTTAGTACACCGGTAGCTACAATCGCGTCATCACTTTCGGGTGGTGCAGCCGGTGAAACAGTGACTGATGCGGAACTTGAAGAGGGATTGGATCTCTTTAAGTCTGACTCAGTGGAATTCTCGTTTGTGCTGGGTGCAAATGCTAATGCGACGGTTGCCAATTATATTATCAATGAGATTGTGGAACCGCATAAGTATGCAATGGCGTTCTTGTCACCGTTATATGCCAACGTCGTTGATAACGCTGGTTCGGAAGCCGAAGATATTGTGGCGTTCCGTGATACGTTGCCGTCAACCAGTTATGCGGTATTGGATAGCGGATGGAAGTACATGTATGACAAATATAACCAAGTCTACCGCTACGTGCCGCTGAACGGTGATGTCGCGGGTCTCGCGGCACGCACCGATCAGGTGTCGGAGACGTGGTTCTCACCAGCAGGATTCAATCGTGGCCAGTTGAAGATCGGAAACAC